TTTTGCACACATACAGCATCCTGTAAAAGGTAAATTGTTGTTTGAACCGTTTGAGTATCAATTAGGTTTGATGGAAAGTTATCATAATTACAGATTTAATATAAACATGATGCCACGACAAACAGGCAAAACCACTTGTGCTAGTATCTATCTAGCATGGTATGCTATGTTTAATCCAGATCAAACTATTCTTATCGCAGCGCACAAATACACAGGTGCACAGGAAATTATGTCACGTATACGTTATGTGTATGAGACTTGCCCTGATTTTGTACGTGCAGGCGTAACAAGTTATAATAAAGGTAGTATTGAATTTGAAAATGGCAGTAGAATTATTAGCCAAACAACCACAGGAAATACAGGACGTGGTTTGTCTATCTCGCTACTATACTGTGACGAGTTTGCATTTGTGCAACCTAATATTGCTGAAGAGTTTTGGACTTCAATATCACCTACACTAGCAACAGGTGGTCGTGCTATTCTTACAAGTACACCAAACAGTGACGAAGATACATTTGCTACTATTTGGAAACAAGCAGAAGACAAGTTTGACGAATATGGTAATGAAAATGCAGTTGGACGTAATGGCTTTCATGCATTCCGTGCAGATTGGTGGGAACACCCTGACAGAGACGAAGAATGGAAGAAAGACGAAATAGGCCGTATTGGTGAAGAGAAGTTTAGACGTGAGTATGGCTGCGAGTTCTTGGTATTTGATGAAACACTTATTAACAGTATTAAATTAGCAGCAATGGAAGGTATAAATCCAGTACTTAATATGGGTCAAACACGTTTTTATGAAAAAATTGATCCAAAGAAAAACTATGCTGTTGCATTAGATCCAAGTATGGGCACAGGCGGAGACTATGCAGCAATACAAGTTGTAGAACTTCCGACATACAAACAGGTTGCAGAATGGCAACACAATACAACTGCTATACCTGGACAAATACGTGTACTAAATGACATACTCAAATATATTGCTGATCAGAGAAAAAGCGATAACGGTATATATTGGAGTGTTGAAAACAACGGTTTAGGCGAAGCAGCACTAATTGTTATAAATGACTTTGGTGAAGAAAATATGCCAGGATTGTTTATCAGCGAACCAATACGCAAAGGACATGTACGCAAGTTCCGCAAAGGATTTAATACTACACATAGCAGTAAAGTTACAACTTGTGCTAGGCTAAAAACAATGGTCGAAAATGACCAACTAAGCATTAAAAGCAAACCACTTATCAGTGAACTAAAATCATATATTGCTACAGGTAGCAGTTATCAAGCAAAACCAGGCGCAACAGATGATTTAGTTAGTGCAATGATCTTAGCGTTAAGAATGATTGCAGTTATGAAAGATTGGGATCCTGCAATATACAACAGTTTTGTACAGATTGATAACGAAATGGATGATTATGAAATGCCCATGCCTATTTTTATAAGCAGCAACTTTTAGATAAATAATATCATGAAGAAACTTGATAAAATATCTGCGGACTTATTTAATAAGATCAGAGGACGTTTTGAAAACGTCACAATTGGTGACGAAAACGGACAAGTAACTAACGTGCCCGAAGATGCACGTTATTTTGATTTTGCCTATCTTGCTGATGGGGTTGATTTAGGCAAAGTAAGTGTAGCAATAGATCCTGAAGCAGGATTAAGTGTAATAGTCGGTAGAGATATTGCACAGGGTCAAATGGAAGAAGTACAAGATGGCTGGTACAACTTTTTAAAAGAGTTACGTGTATTTGCTAAAAAACGTATGATGAAATTTGAAGTAAGAGATATTAATAAAAGCAATTTAAACAAAAGAGATTATCAGTTTTTAGCACAAAACCGCAACGGAGAAAATACAATGGCCGAGTCAAAGATGTATGGAAACGATCGTACAAGTTTCCAAAAAGTAGGCAAAGCAAAAATAGCAATCAAGCATAGTGCGCCTATTAATGTAGAAAATGCAAGTAGTCGTACTAGCAAAATTAGCAAAATTTTTATTGAATCACCAGAAGGTGAAAAATTTAAATTTCCTTACAAACACATTGCAGGTGCAAGAGCATTAGCATTACATATTAGTGAAGGCGGTCATGCATATGATGACTTTGGCAAGTACATTACAAGCCTTAGCGAAGAAATGCATAAAATTCGTAAGTTAAATACTTACATGGGTCGTAGCACTGTTATGGCAGAAACACTAGATCAGTACAGCGATATACTAAAAGGTAGAATTTCTGAAGTACGTAAAGAAATTTCTAATTTACAAAAACCTGCATATTATGCAGAAGCAGTTGCAAATTTTGTAGCAGCAGAGACAATTGAAGTTCCAGAAGAAGTTGCGGAAAACTGGATTGATCAATTAACAATTAAACAATTTAATGAAGAACTAAAAGATGTATTTCCATATGTTTACAAACTAATTGGTGAGGCAACAAAGGCAGAAGAATTAGATTTTGATGATTTAGTTGCAGAAGCAGAAAAACAAAAAGGCGTAGACGGTAAGGCATGTTGGGATGGATACAAGCGTATGGGCACCAAAATGAAAGGTGGCAAGCGTGTAGACAATTGTGTTCCAATTAAGAAAGAATCTGTCGACGATATGTTAGAAGCAGCGATTGATCAATTAATGGGTCAGTTTGCCGAAGACAAATACGAAGGCGATGACGAACCAATGTCAGTTAAAATGACACCAGATGGAGGCATTGAAAAGGCTGATGAAAAACCAAAGACACCAATTGGCGAGTTCATTCTATCTTACTTTGATAGAGAAAACGGAACTTTTCCAAAAGGCGAAACAGCAGTACTTACTATGGTAGAAAAAGATTACGGTCCGCAATATGTAGAACCGGCTGCTAGATTTATTCAAAAAGTAGAATCAATGGTTGCGCAACGTCAGGCAGAAGAAATGGCAAGCAGCAGATATCCTGAAACAGATAGAATTAAAGCGTTAGCCGGTTTAAGATAATCGGCTAACATTTTGAAAATTTTGTCAAAAAAATACTTGACAAGATAAATAACTTTGTGTAGTATTATAACTGTGCTACACATTATTAGGCACAAAGCACATAGGCAATATTATAGGAGGCATTACTATGGCATCATTAGCAGAAATTAGAGCAAAACTTGCAGAACAAGAGAACCGTTCATCAGGAACTAGTTCAAGCGGCGGCGATAACGCAATTTACCCATTTTGGAATATGAAAGAAGGCGAACAGGCAACGTTACGTTTCTTGCCTGATGGCAATTCTGACAACACATTCTTTTGGGTTGAACGTTTAATGATTAAACTTCCATTCAGTGGTATTAAAGGTGATACAAGTTCACGTCCAACTACTGTAAACGTTCCATGTATGGAAATGTACGGAGAATCATGTCCAATTCTACAAGAAGTACGTGGTTGGTTTAAAGATCCATCATTAGAAGATATGGGTCGCAAGTATTGGAAAAAACGTTCTTATATCTTCCAAGGTTTTGTTACAGATGATCCGCTAAAAGAAGATTCAACTCCAGATAATCCGATTCGTCGTTTTATTATCGGTCCACAAATCTTCCAATTAATCAAAGCAGCACTTATGGATCCAGACATGGAAGAACTACCAACAGATTACACTGCTGGTGTTGACTTCCGTTTGTCAAAAGGTTCTAAAGGTGGTTACGCAGACTACGGTGCAAGTAACTGGGCACGTAGAGAGCGTCCGTTGAGTGATGCAGAAATGAATGCTGTTAACACACATGGTTTGTTTAACTTAAATGACTTCCTACCTAAAAAGCCAGACGAAACAGCAGTTAAAGTATTAACTGAAATGTTTGAAGCAAGTGTAGATGGCGAAGCATATGATCCAGATCGTTGGAGTAATTACTTCCGTCCTGCAGGTATGGCAGCACGTACTGGTGATCCAAACACACAGAACAATACTCCAACACCGGCTCCACAACCAGCAGCAGCACCTGTACAAGAAATTGTAAATGATACTGGTTGGCAAGATCCAGCACCTGCTCCAGCAGCACAACCTGAACCAGCACCTGCTCCGGCAGAAAATGCAGGCGGCGCACAAGACATTCTCGCAATGATCAGAGCACGTCAAGGTCAGTAAAAACAATGCTGTAGGCTTGTTTTTTAACAAACAAGTCTACAGACTTTACGCTTTTTAGAATAGGAGATATACATGGCTACTAAGGCATTCGATCCTAGTAAATTTCGAAACTCATTAACTAAGTCAATTAAAGGTATGAGTGCAGGCTTTAATGATCCGCAAGACTGGATCAGTACAGGAAACTATGCACTAAACTATTTGCTTAGTGGTGATTTTCGCAAAGGTATTCCGCTAGGTAAAGTAAGTGTATTTGCAGGTGAATCAGGCGCCGGTAAATCGTATATTGTAAGTGGTAACATTGTTAAGTCAGCACAAGAACAAGGCATCTTTGTTGTGCTTATTGACAGTGAAAACGCACTTGACGAAAGTTGGCTACATGCACTAGGTGTAGAAACAACAGAAGATAAAATCTTAAAACTTAATATGGCAATGATTGATGATGTTGCTAAAACTATCTCAACATTTATGTCAGATTACAAAGACATGGCTGAAGAAGACCGTCCTAAAGTATTGTTTGTTATTGACTCTTTAGGTATGCTTATGTCACCAACTGAACTTAACCAGTTTGAAGCAGGTGATATGAAAGGTGATATGGGTCGTAAAGCCAAAGCATTAAAAGCACTTGTAACTAACTGTGTGAATATGTTTGGTTCATACAACGTGGGTATGTGTGTTACTAACCATACTTACGCATCACAAGATATGTTTGATCCAGATGATAAGATTTCAGGCGGTTCAGGCTTTGTGTATGCAAGTTCAATGGTTGTAGCAATGAAAAAACTAAAACTCAAAGAAGATGCAGATGGTAACAAAACATCAGAAGTAAACGGTATTCGTGCAGCGTGTAAAGTTATGAAAACACGTTACGCTAAACCGTTTGAAAGTGTACAAGTAAAAATTCCTTATGAAACAGGAATGGATCCTTATTCAGGCATGTTTGATTTGCTTGAGAAAAAAGGATTGCTTGAAAAACAAGGTAATCGCTACAAGTATATTGATAGCGAAGGTAACGAACATCTAGAATATCGTAAAAACTGGACAGGTGAACTACTCGAAATGGTCATGGCAGATTTACCAGCAAAAGAAGAACAAATGGTAAATATGGCAGAAGCGAACGAAGAAGTCGTGGATCATAACGAGGAGTTGATCGATAATGAATGAAGAACAGATGCTTGATGTCTGGAATCTATTTAAAGAATATCTAGATAAAAAACAAATCGATATCATTGCAGAGAAGTATGTTGACATGTTAGCAGACTACGGAGTTGATGATATCGAATTTAAATCAATGCTAGGTAATGATAAAGATTTAGATTCTGCTATTAATTACTTTCTAGAAATGGATGATGTTGATTTAGATGATGCATACGATGATTGGGATGAATAATGGCATGGTATAGTCGTGTTAGTAGAGATATTTCTCAAATACCGGCAGCAATACAATACTTTGAAACTGAGTTAATCGAAGCAAAAAGAGAATGTAAAATCAGCGGCAGTATCGAAAAGGCTGCCGCTGCTATGCCTGGTATTGTTGAGCACAGATTCAATCAACTTCAAGAAATTGAAGCAATACTTGAATACCTAAATATTGAACTAAGAAAATTACGTAGCCAATTTTTTAAGAAATATCTTGAAAACTATCAACGTGCATTAAGCAGCAGAGATGTTGAGAAGTATGTTGACGGCGAAGCAGACGTTTGTGACTACGAAAAAATTATCAATGAGTTTGCACTCATGCGTAATAAATGGTTAGGTGTATTAAAAGCACTTGACCAAAAGCAATGGCAACTTACTAATATTGTGAAATTGCGTGTAGCAGGAATGGAAGATGCTACTCTTTAAACCACAAGTAATCAACGTGTTGTTGAACAATAAGTTGATATCCTAAATCCTTCATATAATTGTAGTAAGTTAGATCACCTGACTTACTACCGTTATCTTCCATACAGATATATGTAATTTTTTGTTTAGTCCAATCAATGCAGTCCATGATAGTAAGTTCTGCACCTTCAACATCAATTTGTAAGTAATCAATTGTTTTAGGAAATTTCATACTTGCCCAACTTTTAGTAGGTACTGTAATGCTACTTGCTTGATTAAGTCTGTCAATGTGATATTGATCTAATGTTTCTGTAATTCCGTTCCATGCAGGATCATTGTGATATGTGCTAAATTCAATAGTTGTATCTTCTTTCCAAATAGCAACATTTTCGCATCTACATCTACGATTACGTTTTAGTTGTTCAAAACTTGCAGGAGTTGGTTCTACACAAACTCCGTCCCAACCTGCTCTTTCCAAAATATATGTGCTGTTCTTTTTACGACCATCAAAGGCTCCAATTTCAACATAAAAACCTGGCTTGTTATTTTTCCAAACAGCATCTTGGAATATTGCAGTCATTCTAGGGTGTTTCATAATTGTATCCAAACTTTGTTATTTCATCATTGTATTTATTATATACATACTTAATTGTACTTTCGGTATAGTACTTTTTGTAATTATCTCTTTGTGTTTTATTAATATGCGGTAATGGAATATGTATGTCTAGCATATCTTGAATAAGTTTAAAATCTTTGTTTAAAGTTTCAAATTTTAAAACATAGTCAACATTTAAATATTCACTCTGAGGTGTAATGTGTCCATTATGTAACCAGTATTCAAATCCCTTGTTTAAAAACTTTTTCTTTTTGTTTTGAATTTCAACATTATACTTGTCTTTGCGATTATCTATTAAATGAGGATTATTTTTAATCAAGTTGAGATTGTAATCTATTTTTTTATATTCATAAAAGTAAGAACTAACTGCCCAATCCCAAGGATTACGCACTACTGCAAAACTAAAATTAATATTAGGAAATTGTTGTTTTGCTTCATCTAAACTACAATGTAATTTCCAGTGTACACAGTCTGTGTTATCTAATAACCATTTTTGTATACTACTACCACCAGTTTTAGGATTGTGAATAAAACAAAGATTGTGTTCTTTTACAAATATTGCCATAGAAATATTTATTAAATACACTATGTCACAATGGATAGATAGATGGGCAAAGCCTGAACACACTGAAAGCAGAAAAGCAGAATTCTTAGCCGTAGATAATCATTTAAATTTTGCTCCTGTAAACATACTAGATATAGGATGCGGTTTAGCAAAAGAAAGCGAATATTTTCAAAAAAAATACAATAGTAATCTTTGGTTGTTAGAAGGCGAACAATCTAATACAGGAAGAGACGTTAAATGGGGTAGTGCTGAAAGTTTTAGTTTTTATAATAAAATAAATGATTTAAAAACATCGTGGAATTCGAGACAACTAAGATACAATTTTGTAGATGCTAATAATATACAAATAGATGACGATGTAAAGTTTGATTTAATTTACAGTGGTGTAAGTTGTGGATTTCATTATCCTGCAAATACTTACAAAAATTTAATTAAAAAACATTCACATGAAAATACCAAAATTGTTTTTGACTTGCGCACAAGAATAATACATCAAGATGTTGAGATATTAGAAATCATACAAGAAACTAAAAAACAAATTAAAGCAGTTATCTGTTTTACAAACTAACATAAACTACGCATATAAATACTGCATGAAAACAGTATTAGTTACAGGTGGATTCGATCCATTACATTCCGGACATATTGAATATTTTAAAGCAGCAAAACAATTAGGTGATAAACTAGTAGTTGGCTTAAACAGCGATGAATGGCTTGTAAATAAAAAAGGTAGGCCATTCATGCCTTTTGAAGAACGTGCAGCAATTGTAAAAGAACTTGCTTGTGTTGACGAAGTAATGCTAGTAAAAGATGATGACACTGGCGGTACAACACAGGCTATCGGATATTTACTAGCAACAAATACAGGTAAATTGATTGTTGCAAACGGCGGTGACAGAGTTGATGGAGAGATACCTGAACAAAAACTCTATGGGGATCATAAAGACGTAGAATTTGTTTTTGGAGTAGGTGGTGAAGATAAGAAAAACAGCAGCAGTTGGATTCTTAAGAATTGGGACAAACCTGTTACAAAACGAGCATGGGGCGAATATAAAATATTAGATCGCAACGGCGAATGGCAGGTTAAAGAACTTACATTTTATCAAGGAAAATCACTAAGCGATCAGCGCCACTTTAAACGCAGTGAACATTGGCATGTAGTTGATGGTGTTATTAATATGTTCCTTGAAGATAAAACAGGCAGAAGAACTAGCACACTATTAACACCTGGAGACAGTATTGATATTCCTGTTGGATGGTGGCACAAGGCAGTTAACATTGATAACAAAGATGCTAAAGTAGTTGAAGTTTGGATGGGTAAAGAATTAACCGAAGACGATATAGAAAGAAGAGATTAATGAAAGTATTTGTAGGATGGGACAGCAGAGAAGATATTGCCTACCAAGTGTGTAAGCACAGTATTGTAAGCAGACAGCCTAATGCCGAAGTAATTCCTCTAAAGCAAAACGAATTGCGTGAACAAGAATTATATTGGCGTGATGTAGATAAACTAGCAAGTACTGAATTTACATTTACACGTTTTCTTATTCCTGAACTTGTTGATTACAACGGTTGGGCATTGTTTATGGATTGCGATATGATCCTTACAACAGACATTAAAGAACTGTTTGACCAAGCAGACGACAAATATGCAGTTATGTGTGTGCAACATGATTATACACCAAAAGAAGGTATGAAAATGGATGGTAAACAACAGACTGTATATCCAAGAAAAAACTGGAGCAGTGTGATGTTAATCAACTGTGCTCATCCTAGTAACAAGACATTAACAAAAGAACTTGTAAACAATGCAGATACAACAGGTGCTTATCTGCATAGATTTAGTTGGTTAAAAGATGAAGAAATTGGAGAATTGGATCACACTTGGAATTATCTTGTTGGTGTTTACGATGACATTGATGTTCCAAACTTGATACATTACACTGAAGGCGGTCCGTGGTTTGAAAACTACAGAAATTGCGAAAAAGATAACTTATGGAAAAATGAATTATGGCAGATGATGAACTCATAGAAGACAAAAGATTTGCATTGATTACTAGTATGAATCTTCCATACTATGAGCATTGTGGAAAACTTATGATTAAAAGTTTTGAAAGATACTGGAGAGGTGTGAGTTTATATTGTTACAATGAAGGGTTTGCATTTAAAACAAAAAGATGGAAACATATGAATTGGTCTTTGGGTGCCGATTACGACGATTTTGTAAACAGATGGTCTACAGAAAATCGTAAAGTTACAACCTTTGGAAAAAAAGCATTTAGTATTATTCATGCAATGGAACACATTGATTGCGATTGGTTAATTTGGGCAGATGCAGATAGCGAAGCAACTGTAGATATGCCAACACAACTATTAGATATAATAACAGATGACAAGTATCTCAGCATACACTTTGGAGTAAAACATACAGTTGACAACAAAACATATTTTAGTTGTGAAACAGGATACTTTATGTTAAACAAAAATCATCCAATGTTTACTGATTTTAAAAATACTTACAAATCGATTTATGTAAATGATGATTATAAAAACTTACGAAGATTTTATGATGGTGAAGTTTACGGTGAAACTGTATTAAGATTACAGGAGCAAGGTGCAGAAGTATTAGACTTGAATAAAGGGTGGAGACACAAGACACCAATTCCACGTAGTGTATTAGGTCCTTACATTTCTCACTACAAAGCAGGTGTAAAAGACACAGTAAATTTTGACGAAAAGTTAGAAGAACTAGAATGATTTGTTTAAGTAAAAACGGAACCGATCCATTTATCAATGATTTTGCCCATGGTATTGGTGCTCCAATTGTTACTGAAGTTGAATACGATAATCCCGAACCTATAATATTTCGCAGCATTGCTAAAAAAGAAATGATCAATTATAGACTAAAACACGGTCTTGATTTTTATTATATGGATACTGGATATTTTGGAAATGATAAATCTCCAAAAAACGAAAGTGGCAAAAAGTATTGGGTGCGTATTGTAAAGAATGGATTACAACATAATGAAATAATTGACCGTCCAATGGATAGATGGGCAAAGAATTTTAATTATCCAATTAAACAGCAGAAACCCGGTTCGGGTAATCATATACTGTTGGTTCTTCCTAGTGAAAAACCTTGTAAATTTTATGATTTAAATCTTGATCAGTGGACTGAACAAACAATAAATGAAATTAAAAAACACACCGATAGACCAATTGTTATACGAGAAAAGGCACGCCGTGAAGTTAGATTAAACCACACAATTTACGAACAACTAGAAAAATGCCATGCACTAGTAACATTTCAAAGTATTGCAGCAGTTGAGAGTGTGTTATATGGAGTACCTGCGTTTACTCTTGCACCTACAGCAGCAGATCCTGTGTGTGATAAAGATTTGAGCAAAATAGAAACACCGACTTTGTACAACAAAGCAATATTACGTAGATGGGCACATCATTTAGCATATTGTCAATTTCATGTGAGAGAATTATTAAACGGTGATGCATGGAGGATATTACAAGAAAATGATCGTAACTAGTTTTCCAAGAGTTATTCCACCAAAAAACAACAGCACAGAAAAAAGTGATATTCTTAATTACTTTATACAAGGTGTAAAGCAGGTTGGCGACATAGGTAACATACATACTGGACCGAGTGCAATTGATACAGATGTTGCAGTAATACAAGGTTGGCAACATCAACGAGGCAAAACTGCACCGCATTTGCAACTTAGACAAGATATTATTGATAGACAATTGATGCGTAAAAAGTATGTTATTACAGCAGATAGTAATTTATTTTTGTACGCTAACGCTAGTAATCATCCTCACCATTATTTAAGATATAGTATTAATGGTGTGTTTCCTACAACAGGAAATTACTGTGACGATGTAATTGATCCAAACCGTTGGAGACAAATTAGTGTTGATTGTAATATTAGATTATCTGATACAATGAATAAAGGAAAATACATATTACTATGTTGTCAACGCAACGGTGGCTGGAGTATGGGCAACATGAAAGTTGTAGACTGGATTTATTCTGTTTGCAAAGAAATACGTATGCACAGCGATAGACCTATTTTAATTAGAGCACATCCTGGTGATAAAAGGGCACACGAATATTTAAAATTAACAGGATTACTTGCAACTATTCCTAATTTAAGAATATCAAGATTTGGCACACCGTTACAAACAGACTTAACGAAAACTTGGTGTGTTGTTAACCACAACAGCAGTAGTATTGTTGGACCGATTATTCAAGGATATCATGCGTTTATAACTGATCCAAACCGAAGTCAATGTAAAGAAGTTGCGCACCATGATTTTTCGCATATTGAAACACCGCAGAAATTTGATAGAGAACGTTGGTTACAACGTATTAGTATGTTTCATTGGAAGTTTGATGAATTAAAAGATGGAAGTGCTTGGCGCCATATGCGTAATTACTGCCAGTAAGGTTCGTAACGTTTAATACGCAAATCGTTTGGTTTGTTACTTTTGCCAATATCTTTTCTATCGCCTTTTAAGTGATCCATGTACTGACCTAAATCACTGTTAATAACAGGATGTCCTTCGCCATCTATAATACCACCACTGATGTTGTGTATTATACCTGTTGGATTTTTGTCGGCAATCTTTTTTCGTACTTCTTCAAACACAAAACTATCGTGCCATTCTTCCATTCTAAAAATACCATATTCGGCATGTTCGTATACATGTTCAAACTCTTGTAAAAATCGTAAGGCAATTTTGTTTTTTAAATTTATACCATAGAAGCCGCATTCAGGCCATTTCTTGCCTCTACCTAAATAACTTAACCAAGCACGGTCTGGTAAAAACTTTTTAAAACTTTCGTATGACCATTGTTGATGAATGTAACTGTCTGCATCCATCCAAACAATCCAATCTGCATCAGTTCGTTGTGCAGCATCAAATACTGCATATACTTTATTGCTAAATCTAATTGCATCCCATTTGAATTCTTTGTGCCAATCTCTAGGACGTCTTGCCTTTATTTCAGGAGGACAAACACCGTTTGCTTTTGGAACATCTTTCCAGCGTTCTTTAAAAGCAACCAATTTTGGTAGTTCTGCTTTTTGATCTAAAACTTTTATTCTCGGATCATTTACTACAGGTTTGCAATCTTCTGCATACAGTAGCATTTCAATTTTTGGATCAACATTTGCACTAAAACTATCTAAAAAACGTTGCCCATATTTTTCTAGTGCTGGTTTATGAAAAGTGCTTACTACTGAAATTTTTGTCAAAGTCTTATCCTTGTTAAATACATTATAGGTATTTACACATGAGATTTAGTTTATTTAAAGAATATGGTGCAATGAACAGCAAGCCTGTGTTTGAAGCATTTGAACACAGTTTAGTAAGTGCTGGACACACAGTTACAGAAAGTGATATGCACGCCGATGTTGCTGTTATATGGAGCGTGTTGTTTAATGGACGCATGTCAGGTAACAAACCTATATGGGATTACTATACAAAAACAGGTCGTAAAGTTATTGTACTCGAAGTGGGTGGAATAAAACGTGGCACAACTTGGAAGGTAGGATTAAATGGTATTAATAGAGATGCTTACTTTGGCCCTGATATGGGGCACGATAGTGAGCGCAGTAATTTACTTGAACTCAAAGTAAAACCTTGGCGTAAAGACGGCGAGCATATTTTAATTTGTGGACAGCATGACAAAAGTTTACAGTGGCGAGATATGCCTCGTATGAGCCAATGGGTAATGAACACAATAGAAACAATACAGAAACACAGCGATCGTCCTATAGTTTTTAGGCCTCATCCACGTTGTAGATTAGATGCAATAGAACATCAGTATCGTAATGTGTATAGACAAGAACCGAGAAAGATAGAGGGTAGTTATGACGATTTTGATATGGGCTTTGATAATGTATTTTGTACTATTAGTTGGAGCAGTAATCCTGGGATACATAGTGTCATCAACGGGGTTCCTGCTATTGTTGGTCCTAGTAGTCTTGCTTATGATGTAGCAGGACATGATTTGAACTTGATAGAATATACACA